CAACACTTGCGCGAACTGCATCGCAATTACAATGTGCGCGAGTTTGCCTATGACCCTGCATACTTCCAACGAAGTGCTGAAGCATTGTTTGATGAAGGCTTGCCAATGGTTGAGTTCCCACAGTCAAGCCAACGCATGATTCCTGCCTGCGGTACTGCATACGACTTAATCGTTACAAACAAAGTTGTTCACAATGGCGCACCTATGTTCAGTGACCAAGTTCTTTCGGCCGCACAACGCATGACTGAAAGTGGTTGGCGATTAAGCAAAGGCAAGTCACGCAGAAAGATTGACGCCGCAATTGCAATGTGCATGGCATTAGATAGAGCAACACGCCGAGCAACTAGCACGCCAACACCTAGTGTTGAACAGGTATGGTGACGCTATGGCTATAAGAGATTTATTTGGTCGCAAAGAAGTGCGAGCACTTCCAACCAACATTGACCCGTATCAAATAACTGCACGCCCATTGTTTAGCAACTACTCAGGCGAAGTTATTAACGAAGCCAATGTGTTTGCAAGTAGCGCAATGATTGCTTCGGTAACTTTGCTTGCCGACAGCGTTGCAACAATGCCGTTGGAGTTAATGCGAGACACAGGTGGAAGATGGGAACGCTTGCCAACACCTGAAGTATTGCGCCGACCAAACGATGAACAGTTGATGTTTGACTTCGTGCATCAAACAGTCGTAACACTTGCAATACATGGCGTTGACTTTGTGTATGCACCAACTGACCGTGTTGGCATGCCTCTTGAATTGCGCAACTTAAATCCATTGAGCATTAAGCATTTGCCTAATGACGATGGAACAATGCTTTACCAAATCGGCAACAACACCAAAGAACTATTCGGGCGAGATGTAATTCGCCAAATAGATTGGTTGCGCTTGCCTGGACAGTGGCGTGGCATATCCCCAATTGATGCAATGCGAAACATTATTGGCACAGACATTTCAATCAACCGTTACCTTGCCGCCTTCTACGGCGATGGTGCAACGCCATCAAGCGTGCTTGAAACAGAAAACCAACTAACACCCGACCAAGCACAAGTGTTGCGAGATACATGGACAGACATGCACTACAAAACACGCAAGCCAGCAGTGCTATCTGGCGGATTGAAATGGCGACCAATTGCGGCAAGTGCAAGCGACATGGACACAATGGCGCATCGTGAAAGCATCGTGCGTGATATTGCTCGTGCATACCGAATCCCGTTGCACTTAATCAATGGCACAGGTGGCGATTCGCAAACATACCAAAATGTTGAAAGTGCTGGCATCAACTTTGTGCGTCACACACTGTTGCCATACATGCGCAGAATTGAAGGCGCAATAAGTGAAATGTTGCCGCCTGATTTAAGTGTGCGCTTCAATGCAGACGAATACTTGCGAGCAGACTTGGCAACAAGAGTTCGTGCAAGCCAAGTACAAATATCCTCAGGCATGCTTACACCAAACGAAGCACGCCACATTGAAGGACGCGAACCGTATGACGGTGGCGATAACTTCACCTTCTTGCCAACAGGAGTTGTGCCACCACTAGGTAGCGACAAGGAACGACCAGCATGAAATCAGTTGCAGTAACAGTTACAACAACAGCAACATTGTTAATTGCGTCAGATAATCAGAACCGCATTATCTGGTTACATACAACCAGTGGCAGTACTTATCTTGGTGACAGCACAGTGACAACAGCAACGGGACTGCACTTACATAACAACTCAACACTAGAAATCCACTTGCCGTTCGGGAATGCTTTGTACGGAATAACAAACGCAGGTACAACCGATGTTCGTGTGCTTTCACCAGATGGGGACTAACAATGTTTGAACAACGAGCCGTAAATCTTGAACCGCCTGCATACATGCGAGCCGCCGCAAAGCGTGGCGTTCAGTTGCACGAAGAAGGTTTGAGTGGCGATGGCGTAGTACCGCAAACAGTTGAAGACGCACGCAAGATGGCATCGGGAACAGTCACCGAGGAGAAGTGGCGCAAAATTGGGCCGTGGATAGCACGCCACCTTGTAGATTTAGACGCAGTTCAAGGTGACGAGATAACGCCTGGACTCGTTGCTCATTTGTTATGGGGCAGTGGTCCAAGTAAATCAGATGCGAGGCGTGCAATGGAATATGCAAACGATGTAGTTGGCAGACTAGAAGAAGAAAGAGATGCAATGAACGACAACGAACAAAACATGTACAACGAAGAAGAAGAAATGAACACTGTTGTTGATAAGCGCGAATTGCCAAGTAACTACCGCCCAGCAGACAGCGAAGATGTGCCAGAGGGCAGGTCGTGCGGTAACTGTTTATTCTTTGATGCCGAAGAAAGTTATTGCATGAAGTGGGACGCAGGTTGCGACCCAAATTATTATTGCGACTCATGGAAGCCAATAGCAACAGTTGAAGTAGAGCAAGAAGAAGTTGTTGAAGATGACATGCAAGACAGCGATGACATGGCAAGCCTTCGCAACCGTTGGGTTGTTACGACTAACAACAAACGCAGTATCGCTTACAGCAATTTGGAAATCCGTGCCGAAGGAGATGGCAACACGCTTGTTGGTTATGCCGCCGTGTTTGATTCGCCAAGCGAACCGTTGCCTTGGACAGAGTTTGTAAGGCGTGGCGCATTTGCCAAAACAATCAACGATGGCGCAGATGTGCGCTTGCTCGTTGACCACGAAGGCGTACCTCTTGCACGAACCAAGAGTGGCACGCTTCGTATCATGGAAGATGATAAAGGCTTGCGAGTAGAGGCAGACTTAGATGAAGCCAACCCTGATGCGGCTCGTGTGATGAGTGCGCTTCGCAGAGGCGATGTAAGTCAAATGAGTTTCGCATTCGAGCCTGTGAAAGACAGTTGGAGTTCGGATAAAAAAACTCGTGAACTCAAAGAAGTGAAGTTGTACGATGTGAGCGTTGTTACTTATCCTGCATACGAAGAAACAATGGTGCAGTTACGCAATGCACAATCAAACGACACAGATACGACTACTGTGAAAACAAGTTCGTTGGCGTTGCGACGAGCACAGTTAGCAATTCAACGCACAAGCAGAGCCGTTCAACAGCCGACTGAGTAAGTCACTGGCAAGGACACTTGCACCTAATAAACCCAACACTCAATAGGAGAACAGTCATTATGTCAATGTCCGAGAAACTCAAAGAGAAGCGCAGTGCGCTACTCCTTGACGCACAAGCAATCGTTGATTCGGCAGAAACCGAAGCACGCGATTTAACAACCGAAGAAGATGCAAAGATTGCACAAGCATTGAAAGATGCTTCAAGTCTTGACGCAAACATTTCGCACCACGAAGAACTTGAAGCACGCAGTGCACAAGCCAAAGAAGTGCGCAAGGAAAGCGGAGTTGCACCTGCAGTTGTAAAGCGTGAAGCACGCACCTACAGCCCACACGCTTCAACCTCATTCATCGCTGACGCATACGCCGCACAGTTCAACAACGACTACAACGCCGCTGAACGACTTGCACGCCATGCCAACGAAGAACGAGTTGAGCGCCGTGATGTGACTTCAAGCAACTTTGCTGGACTTATCGTTCCGCAGTTCTTGACTGACTTGGCGGCACCATACGCCCGTGCAGGTCGTGTAACAGCAGACTTGGCACGCAAGCACGCACTGCCAGACGCAGGACTTACCTTGTCAATTTCAAAGGTAACAACTGGAACTTCTGTTGCATCGCAAAGCGAAGGCGCAACTGTTTCCGAAACCAACATGGACGACACCAAGTTGGACATCTCGGTGAACACATACGCTGGTCAGCAAAATGTTTCGCGCCAAGCACTAGAGCGTGGCACAAACATTGACTCGCTTGTGATGGCTGACTTGGTTTCGGCTTACCACACAACGCTGAACACAGCCGTTGTTGCAGAGTTGAAGTCAAATGCAGGTAACGCAGTTACCTACACTGACGCTTCACCAACAGTTGCAGAACTGTATCCGAAGTTGTTGGACTCAGTGCAGAAGGTACAGACTTCGTTCTTTGCTGGACCGAATGTAATCATCATGCACCCACGCCGACTTGCCTTCATTTTGGCGGCAGTTGACGGTCAGAACCGCCCACTTGCAGTACCAACGCCATCAAGTTCAGGACAGCCTGCATTTGCTTACGGCAATGGTGCACCTGTGTATGGCAACAGCGGATACTCAATCGCAGGATTGCCAGTATTCACTGACGCAACTATCAGCACTGCACAAGGCACTGGCACAGACCAAGACACCATCTATGTTGGTAACTCGCAAGAGTTGCACATTTGGGAACAGGGTTCTGGCGAGCCAATGATGTTGCGCTTTGAGCAACCAAAGGCAAGTGAACTTGATGTAACGATGATTGTGTACGGCTACTCAGCGTTCACTGCAAATCGTTACCCAAGCGCATGGTCGCAAATCAACGGAACGGGTTTGATCACACCAACCTTCTAATCCATCTATGATGTGAGTGCAGTGCATCCCCATTGCACTGCACTCACCATCTAGGAGAACTTATGTCAAACAAAGAATTTGAAATCAAAGCCTTGTTAGTTGAGCGTGCAGGTTATGTCGCACGCAACTTGCCAAAGCGTGTTGCCTCAGTTGATGAAGCACTCGTGGCATTAGGACACAAGACAAGCAAAGTTGAAACCGCTTCATACGAACCAACTATTGAGACAGCAACAAAGCCAGAGCCAACCAAGCGCAAGAAGTAGCACATGGCAATCTCGAATGGCTACGCAACATTGGCGCAGGTCAAATCAGCATTACGCATAACAGACAATGTTGATGACACATTGTTAGAGCAAGCAATTGAAAGCGCAAGCAGGCGCATTGACGGTTATTGCGGACGCTGGTTTTACAAGACAGCATCAACAGCCATTCTTGTTTACCCGTTTGATTATTACAATGTGCCTGTTCAGGACATTGCAAACACAACTGTGACTGTTGCAGTTAGCACGCAAGGCAACAATGTTTATGACCAAGTGTGGACGCA